CCATTGCCAGAGCCATCGCCAGAGCCAAAATTTACGCTTTCCACGTTAATTACCCATTCCCAGTTCCACCGCCATCGTCAGAGCCATAGCCAGAGCCATCGCCAGAGCCAAAGCCAGAGCCATAGCCATCGCCATAGCCGGAGCCAGAGCCATAGCCAGAGCCATGGCCAAAACCATAGCCATCGCCAGAGCCATCGCCATAGCCGGAGCCAGAGCCATAGCCAGAGCCATGGCCATAGCCAGAGCCATAGCTATAGCCAGAGCCATGGCCAGAGCCATCGCCATAGCCGGAGCCAGAGCCAAAGTCTACACTTTCCACACTGGCACGCTTTCAATCGACGCTTTTGCTTTGTCGGTCACATCTAAAATCTCGATTGCTTCTAGCAGCTCAACTTGTGGCACCGCCACTGGAAACTTGCACTTGTCAGGCTTCGATGTGCCGTCCACCGCAAGCTGAGAAAGAGATGCTGCTCCTTCCCAGTACCAAATACGGCGAGCGTCGCTTAACACTACTTCACGGTCTTTGCGCGACTCCAAAAATCCTGCAAAAACTCCGGCACTGTGTGTACGCACAATGACGTATCGCTTTCCTTCGTTTGATTGTTTAAGGTAAATTTGTCCGTTGATTGTTATTGTTTCCATATATCTCCTGTCACTCTTCCACTCACTCTTCTACTCGCACTTCGCGAAGCAGTAGGATGGTTCCCTTCTGATACATACGATCCTTGTACTCACGAGCCTTGAAAATGTTGTTGAAATATGCGCGATCAATCCACGCCTCGTCCATCACAACATACGCCTCCACTGGCTCAACGCCATCAGCAAGATTGCAAAGCTGCTCATAAGACATATTCACATCTTGTAGCCAACGAGAAAAGACTTCCTTACTTATCTGTTTCACTTAACAACCTCTCCATCTCTTCTTTCTCTTCAGGCGTGGCAAACGAATAAGCGTAATTCAACACCTTCTCAAGACGAAGCAAATTAGCTTCAGCTACCTCAAGACGTGTCAACGTATTCTGAGCCAAGGTGCGGGCCTCTAGCTGAGTCAATGGGGGACGAGTGAGTTGGTCTTTGTAAGATTTCATTTTTATTTTTTTTAGCTTTTTTAAATTTCGGAGGCAAGGGAATATATAAACAAAAATACCTAAGACCCCCACCCCCCCCATGAGCGGGCGAGCTCAGGGGCCGACAAGGGCGCGGGCCTTGAGATTCGAGCGTTTAGATGGGCGCGTGGGGCGTGTATGCGTGATACAGAGGCGTGTATATATAGATGCGTTTAGGTTTTCTGGAATCTCATTTTAGAAAAACTAGAAAATCATTGGGGTTTTTCGTTTTTGTCAAAAACGAATACAGTGTAAAAATTTCAGGCGAAAATTAAAATAAACGATCCATTTTAGTAATTTATATCTAATAATCAAGTGTTTTTGTCTACAAGTTCGACGCTGCGTGAATTCACAACCCACTGTTTTTGTTAGTTGGCATAGGCAATGCAGTTTAAAAAAACATGATCCGAAAAATCCAACAAACCACACCATTACTATTTATCTGCGCCGTTGTGGCGCTTGAGTTCGCAGCGCTTTTTAGCGCCTTAAATTAAAGGGGGAAACATGAAAAAAAGAATTATTTATCAAAAAAACAATTACAGAATCATTGAATTATTAGACGAACTAATTTCAATCGATGACCTCAAGGGAGATTCCTTTGATCCTGAACTCGTAACGCATTTAAGCAAAGAAGAACTCCTTCAACAAGAGCGCGAATTCGAGAATCTTGTCGATCGTGAAGGGGTCTTTGGTTACGCGTTAGAGGTTTGGAATCCAAGCGTTGACTGCGGCTGGACACACGTTGACTCTTGCTTCGGCTTTGTCGGGCAGTTCAAAAAAGAATCTGAGCAATTCAATCATTACATAGTTGATGAATTTATCAATCAAATTAACAAAGGGGGCTCAACATGGCCAAACAAGTAAACGAAGACACCGAACTTCAAACAATTAAATCAATAACATTGCCGCCTTGGATTGAGGATGATCTAACCGTGGGTCAAGTTGAGGCAATTAACCAAGGTGGTTGTGCATCCGGCGCTTATATGCCCGCTGTAATCTATCACACTGCTTTGCAAACCATGAGTGACCACGGTGACGATGCGCTTGAGTATATTGAGAATCAGCTAGGCGAACTTCCCGCGGTTCCAAAGCAAACATCATGGTCAGGCATTGCTTGCTTTTATTTGAGTCTTGCAGTTGAGCTTTACGCATCAAGCATTGAGCAAGAACTTAAACAATTAACAAGAGGGGAAGAGTAAAATGAGAAAATCCAAACATGAATTTAACTTTAATCATTTAAGCGATTCAACAAAGGAAATTATCTCTGATTTATTGATTGACGCAGATAAATCTAAACGTGGCCCAGAAGGTTATAAAGACGGAAGTGAATCCATTGACGAGATAGAGTTCCTTTCAAGAGCCGGATTTATTGCGAATAGTGATAATTTTGGCGGCCTCACGCTAAGGAACTTCACCGATCTAATGGCTTACTTTGGAGGCGGTTATAGTTGTGCTCATAAAGGTGCTGCTAAAGAGCTAGAGCGACAAATAGATCAAAGCTTTAACATGGCCATTGAAACATTCATTGAAAGACACCCTGAATTCAAAGGCAAGGAAGTTAGCTATCACTCGCTCGTTGATAGCAATCAAGAGATTCTTGCCGAGGAACTTAGCGAATTAGAGAGTGAATCAATGAGTTGTGAAGATAGCTCTATCATGCACGAATTTCGCTTCCTCTACCATGGATATGATAACGGAATTCACCGAGCATCAGTTTCAGCGGCGATCAATACCGAGGGGCCGTATCATCGGTCGAGAATTAGTTGGGCACCGAACATTTTTTGCGAGGGCTGCGAGGAAGTCGAGATCAGTTGGAAAACTGAAAAAGCCTTAAAAAAGAAACTTAAAAGGGCTTTGAAAGATGTTTCTGGAAAAGTTTTTTAACCAAACAAAGGAGGCAAAATGAAACGATTAATTAAAAGAATTCACGAACAAAATAAAAACGCATTATCTCTGGAATCAAAGTATTGGCGAGCCGCATGCTGGGCGGTTGATAGGAGCAAAGACTTGCCGCCAAGTTACATGCATTTAATAAATGAACTTGGCAAGTTCAGAGCGCATTATTTAGTTCCAAAGTCAATTAAGAATCATCTAAAAATCTTAGTTGTTTATAAGCTTTTAAACAACGAAATCAAAGGAGCACAACATGACTAAGCAAAAAACCAAACACACACCGGGGCCTTGGACTTTTGTTCAGAGGCATTCAAGCTTTATTTGTTCTGTAGTTCACGAGTCGGAGACTGATTTTATAAGCATCGTTGACGAATGTACAGAGTCAAACGCCCGCCTAATAGCCGCTGCTCCGGAGTTGCTTGAGGCGCTGTTAGACGCTGAAGCTTTACTAATTGACTGCCCCGCAATGGTTTCAAGATCAAGTCAAGCTCAAGACGCTTTAAACGCAATCCAATACGCAATACGCAAAGCAAGAGGTGAAAAATGAAACTCAATAAACGCAAACAAATGAAAAAAAGAACCAAACAAGACATCGTTAGCTTAATCAAAGAGCATATATTATCTCAAAAAACAGCTTCCAAGCGGCGTAAAGCAGCGCTTGATGGGTTAACTTGTTTAGCCTACGTGATAACTGCGATTGAGGGTAAAGACGGTTCTGACGTCGTGAGAGAGCACATTGACGATGCTATTGCAGAGGCGCTGACAGATCGGAAGGTAAACAAATGAAAAAACCAACCAAGCCAAAAAGAAAAACAATCGTTGACGTTATTGACGCCGCAATCAAAAAGGAACGAACGCCGATCAGAGCTCAAAAGTCGGCATTTATTGCGCTCCATTATTTGTCGGCGTTAATCACGGAGATAGATGGGCCTGAGCTTGTTATTGATTGCGTAAACGATGCAATTCAATGTGTGACAAAAAGGAGGAAATGAGTATGGGGTTAGACGAGTTAATTAAACAGATAGAAGAAGCGATTCGAGATGAGAGCACGATGCTTGGAGTTCGGTACACTGATGCAGCAACCAAGCTGGAAGTGGATAGGACGACCAAGCTCATTTTGCTTGAGATTTTAGAGGAGTTAAACAGATGTTCTCTTTTGCTGTCTCAACTGGATAAATTTTTAATAATTTGCGAAGAAAATCAAAAAAGAACCAAACAAGTATCAAAAGAGCAATTTGTTAAATGGTATCACAATCACTTAGAGAATATGTGGTCTACTCTTGAGGATGAAAAATAGTATGGCAACAATCATGAACGAAGAAGACTCAGCCAAACTGCTACCAGTATTGATGGGTAGCAGTGACCTACTTGTGTTTGAGCTTATTTATAGAACCGGATGTCGGACTCATGAGCTTAGAACCTTACAGCCGCAGGATGGCATGGTGTTAATTCGCGCAGCCAAGGGTGGGCGCAATCACCATGTTCCGGTGGATGCGGAGTTCTTGCTTAGACTTGAGTGTCATTGGGGTGAGATCAAGCATGAGATGGAGCGGGTTGGATGGGAGAGTTACAAGGCAATGCTACGTCAGAAGTGGGCAAGGTTAAGAGCGATGCACAAGTTTCTTAAACCTTACAGCCTTCACAGCCTTCGAGGTGGATTTGCCACCAAGGTTTATCGAGCCACCAAAGGTGACATTATGATAACCAAACAACTGCTTGGACACGTCAATCTCAACTCAACCGCCCACTACATCCAAACCGTCAGCCTAGATGCCGTAAAAACTCAAATTTTAGACGCGGTGAGTGCTAACCCAATAAAAAAGGTAACTTAGCGTGCACTTTTTTGCTCCTTTTTTTCAATTTCCTCAATGGTTCCCAGATGATAGGCACAAAAAAAACACTCTAAAATATAATATATATATATATATATATATTAGAGTGTAAAAAAATATATATATATATAGAAAATAGGCGAGCAAACACATTTTCGGTGTAAGAGTATGAGATTATTGAGAAAAAGGTCGACGAGCACCCCCACGAGCAAGAGGCGAGCACTCGTTTTTTGGGGCGAGCAGTAAGAGCAGTCTAAGACACAGTGCAGTGCCAATAGATTGACCTGTTATGTGTCTTTTTTGTCACCTCAAGAATGTTTTCCTCAAGGAACGTCTTCTCAATCATTGATAGGTCACGGTCTATCTGATCCAAGCTGCGCCCCCTTGATAGCTTAATAAGCTGCCGCTTGAACTCTGACCTGCTGACAACCTTACGAGCTATGAACCACCTGCGAAGCGCACTGTAAACCTGTTCGGCTGAGAATACTCGGTCAAACACACCATCCATGTGATAGGTCACATTCGCTAGCTGATAGTCAAAGACCCTTTCAGCCCACTCCAAGTGCTCCACATCAATCACATCACGCTTGTTCTGGCTGACAGCGTAACAAAGACTAAGCCTTAACACCTGTTCCACCTTACGGGTCAGAATTGATGAGCGATAATCAGTCTCACCAATGTCAACACCCTCCTGATAAGCGTGTATTGCCTCTGTAGCACGCTTGACGACTAGATTGAGGTAATCGCGGGCACTGACCGTCAACTCTAAGCCATAAGGCACTAAACTAACCCTGTGGGCGTCTAAACACGCTTTTTCGTAGTCTGATGGCTCTTTCATCGAGTTCACACTGATAACAGTGCCACTTGACTCTTCTCGCTCAGGCTGAATAGACCAGATGTCCCTTACTCGGTTGATAATCTCAGGATGGATAAGGATTTTTGACCTCATCGACAGCTCACGAGCATCAGTGGGCAGCAAATCATCACAAAAGTACATAAATCTAGTTCCAAGACCACTTTTTACGAAGTTTTTGTCGATATTGTCTTTGAACTCGTCAGGAGTAGTGAATCCGAGCATCGTGATACATGGATTCTTGATCGTAAGAACACTGTTACGAGCAAGAGCACGACTTCCAGTCTCACTTGAAGACTCACTCCACATATTCATCACAACTTCCTTGGCTTTCTTGAAATGCTTACCGTCTTTGATTTCTTTTAAGAACGATCCGAATTCGTCGTACAAGTCAATGCGACTTCGCTTAGGTCGAAGCGGCAAATCACTTAAAATACCCTCAGCAGAGCCATAAGACCTAACCCCAATAAGGCTCTCAGCCCCACGACCAGCTTGGTTTAAAATTTTAATAATCGCCTTCTGCGGGAAGCTCTTGCCACTTCCACTGAAAGCCACGGTCATCAAATAAAGATTAGACCAGTTGTTTAACACCGAATACACGTTGCCAGCCAAGACTGAGCATAAACCAAGAGCGCCGACAAACGGCATCACTGGGCTCTTGGAGTTGCTTGTCTCAAACGTGTAAGCCATCGTCCACTCGATAAGGCCATCTTTCGGAATAAGCTCAAACAGACGCTTTCGCTGAGATTCGATGAAGTGATAGTGATTAAGCTTACTCATCTCATCTATGGCCATTTCCTTCACACCGCTCTCCACTGAAGACTCAATCACACTCTGCTCAACTCGCGGCTTAAAGTAGTTGGGGTAAATCGCATCCTTTTCAATTGCAGCCTTCAGGTGCCGCTGGAAGAACTGACGAGCGTTAGCCACACGATCCGCTGAACCACGCCACTCGGAAGCATCGCCGAAGTAGTTGTCAGCACCCAAGTGAAGCGCGTCTTCTTCAAGAAGCTTCTCTACTATATCTTGGTCAGTAAGCGGCTTACTCTTGATCTCTCGATTGCAGATGAGATCCCACACGAACTGCGAGAAATAATTGTTGCGATTGCCACGAGCGCAGCCACCGTCGTGAGAGATGTGCCCACTCATCGCAGCTCGAACCGTGGCTGGCTTGAAGATGCCGTGCGCCTGAAATGCGTTCTTTAGATTCTCGATCATCTCCTCTGTGATCTCTTCAAGCTCTTTAACGTGAGTCAGCACCGATCCGCTCTCCCACATATATTGTTGCTTGGTTTCAGGATGGATACTTGGAGGTATCACTGTGTAACAACCCTGCGCCAGAATATCGAGCGCAAGAGTGCGAGAGTTGTGCTTCTTGATTCCTGTACCGCGATAGAAAAGAGAAAAACCTTTCTTTCCGATCTTAACCATCGGCGTTGGCGGCAAGAGTTCTTTGCACAAGGCACGAGCTTTTTTGGTTAGCTCTTTATCAAGCGTGTCAACATCAACCACTACAACATCAATGCCAGTCATCACCGCGATGTTTGAATCAGGATACATTAGCGACCAACCATCAACGACTTCAACAGGTTGCTTGTTTGTAAGCCAGTATTTGAACAGAACTGGCATCGGCTCTTTGCCACGGCACGGCAACACGTTGTATCCGAGCTCGTGTAGTTTTGTTGAATTTTCTGCGAAAATCATCTTGTGTTTCTCCCACACCTGCGGTTAGAGTTCAGTTTCGTTGAAAAGGAGCATATAATGAAAAACAAAATTTTTGTAAAATACTATGAAGAAAAACTCGGCACACTGAAGCAAGCGTCATATTTTTTTCGCTACAGCAAAAGTTCAATCTGCCAATGGTTAAGCGGCAAGACGCTTCCAGGGCCGCGTGCTATTCGTTTGATCGCAAAGAAAACACAGAACTCAGTTCCCCCTGAAACTTGGTATCGCAAATGAAAATCAACAACACATCAACCATTCATTTCAAACCGTCATATATTTGTATCTATGGGCCAAGTGGAATCGGAAAAACGTCGCTCGTTAAATCACTTCCTCATGAGTCTGTACTCATCCTCGATGCAGAATCAGGAATCGCATCACTCCGCGATACGAAGATTGATAACATTTCTTTATCAAAGGATGATAGCGATGTTCTTATTCCTGAAGACAAACGATACGACAGACTCCTATCGTTCATGCAATTCATTCAAACGCCGGAAGCAAAAAAGAAATATAAGTATATCTTTATCGACTCGCTCACAGAGATCGCTCAGAACATTCAAAAAACAATGAATCAAAAGTTCACAGGGTTTCAAGCATGGGGTGAGTACACAAAAGCGATGCTTGATTTGTTTAAATTTTTTCGTGACGTTGGGCACTACACTGTAATCTTCACTGCTCTTGAAGGACGCATCGAAGATGACACAGGTGCATCGTTTAGCTACCCAGATGTGGGCGGTAAGAAAGCGAAAGAATATCTATTGCCTCAGTTCGATGAAGTGTTTCGCATGATCGTCGACGCTGAAAGAAATAGATTCTTTGTAACCAAGACAACGGCTAAGACACAAGCCAAGGATCGAAGCGGAAAGCTCGAAGAACTTGAGCAACCGAATCTTATGGCAGTGCTTACCAAAATGAAGGGAGAATAAAATGGGATTTTTTAATGCAAACGAATTTAAAGATGAGGACTTGTATGCCAGCGGTGGTGCAGGCGGAGTAGTGCCTGAAGGCGACTACATGGGCAAGGTAACTAAGACTGAGGTCAAGACTGCGGCAAGCGGTAGTAAGTATGTATCGCTTCAAGTGAAGCTCGATAACGGTCAGTCAATCTTCGAACGCCTTAACCTTGAGCACCCGACAGCAGGAGAGTTTGCTAAGAAAGCATTGGCAAGAATCATCAAGGGCGGCATCACAAACGCTGGGCAACTTCAACTTAACACAATCGAAGAAGTAGCAACTACTCTTCAGAATGTACCAGTTGCAGTAACCGTTAAGCATCGAGGCCCCAATGACAAAGGATATATGCAGTACAATCTCTACTTCCATCAATCCTCAAGTAAGGTCACAGTTGGAACCAAAGCAGCGTATTGAACTGCGTCCATATCAACAAGAATGTATCGAGAAGGTAGGAGCCGCGATAGCCCAAGGTGGGAACGCGGCTCTTGTTGTTTTACCCTGCGGCACAGGTAAGACTGTAACATTCGCAGCCCTGGCAAGCAGATACAAGTCAGCACTTATTATTGTGCCGAAGGTATCGCTTGTTCTGCAAACACACGCGCAGCTTCTTTTGGCTGGCATTGATGCTGGCATCGTTTGCGGATCTCTTAATAAGAATGATGTCACATCTAATTTCGTGATTGCAACATTTCAGTCAGCAATGAAGATCGAAAGGCAGTTTGATATTGTTATTGCAGATGAGTGTCACAAAGTAGACTACAATAACGATAAGTCTTTTTATTTTTTAATTTTAAAAAATCAATCAGGATTCAGAGTTGGGTTTACTGCAACTCCGTATCGTGGCACTGAGCGAATTTACCCAACAGAGTTTTGGGAACCGCCAGTTTTTGAGAAGTCAATTAGATGGGCTCAGGCTATGGGATATGTTGTGCGAGCTAAGACATTCGAACCCGTAGACAAGATTGATCTTCAAGGAATTAAGACGATACTTGGCGATTGGGATATAAGTGAACTCAGTCAAAAGATTGAAGCTGACTTTGCTAAGCTGAAATCGCAAGTGGCAGATGTACTGCTGAGAGCAGCAAAGAGAAAGCACATCCTATGGGTTTGCATATCCACTCGCCACGCAGACATGGTGGCTGAATTGCTTGAGAAGACAGGCGAGTCGTTTAAGGTTATTCACTCTGACTCAGAAGATGACGTTGATAAGACTGCGCTACCACGGCACATCGTCAGCGTTATGATGTTTAGTGAAGGTGTAGATATTCCAGCCATTGATTGTGTGGCAATGCTCAGGCCAACGAAAAGTCCCACGTTAATGGTGCAAGTCTTTGGCCGAGCACTGCGTCCTTCAATCGGCAAGGAGGACGCTCTTATCTTAGACTTCGGACAAGTGATTCGCAACTGCGGCCCGATTGATAATCCGTTTGTTGGAGAACCGATTGGCTTAAGAACCACAGGCGAGAAACTAGAAGACCGTGGCGAGAAGATGTTTCGCTGCGATGAGTGCGGGGCCATGAACGTCATTCCGATCAAGGATGATAAGGTATGCCTTGATTGTGGGTTTCATGTGAAACAACTCGTACAAGATAAATCGCTATGGACTAAGGCAGATGTCAAAGCAAGTCTCACATCAACTGATAGACAACTCTTTCCATTAAAGAGCATCTTATACTGGACTAAAGGAGATCAGAAAGATCGCCACTTAGTTAAGCACGTTACACTAACTGTCATCGTTGATGGAGCGGAACGTGGCGTGTATTTTAGAATTGATAATCCTAATTTCATTCGTGACAACCACAAACGTAGATATGCTTGCGCCGCAAATGAAAGCAAGATGGAGGCTCTCATACGAGATGTGAAGCGAGATCGTATGTGGTCAATCAAAACAACAGAAGGTTTTTTTGAAAAGGATATAGAAGACGTTTCAGTTGAACTAACACTTGCTCCAAAGAGCGAGGCATTTTTTGAAAGCAAAAAAGGTTTTGATAAACTGCACGGACACGTTAGGACACCGCGTATCGAAAAACAAACGAGCTTGTTTTAACCTCATGGTTCATGAGGGAATTACAGGTAGAGCGCGACTGTTTGATGTGGCTAAACAAGAATGGGTGGTACGCGTGGAAGGTACAGAACGGAGCAATATATGACGCCAAAACAGGAAGCTATCGTAAACTGTCTCAGTTTCATGTTCGCGGGATCAGCGATGCTATTGCTGTTAGTGATAGTGGTGTTGTTGTTTTTATCGAATTTAAAAACGAAACAGGACGCCAATCGAAAGATCAAGAAAACTTTGAGAGACAGATTAAAAAACGTAAAGGAAATTATCTACTCGTAAGATCAATAGATGAATTAAAAGAGAAACTACATGAAACTTTGCAACACTCCCTACATCCACTGCAAGATTAGAAATCAATTTCTAGGAATACCAGGAACATTTACTGAGTGTTATATATTCATGCTGACAGCTCTGCCCAATCGCCCAATTTTATTTACAGCCCACACAGTGCATGGTGGAGTATTTTCAAGACTTCCGATCTGGGCGTTTGCTCCAATTACAGCAAAGTTCAGCAATACGCCAACAAAGAAACTTCAACGCTGGAGTGTACTTGGTACAGAGTGTGAAGTGATCGCGCCACTGTATCTTAAGGACTATAGAGTGAAAACTCATTTTGGTGAGGGGACGTACAAGTTCACTGTAGACTTCACTGATGGAATGTTTAGCGAAGATCCTGAGCAACACAAGTCACTTCATTTTATTGAGTTAAATGAAACATACGCATTGCTGCCAAATAACGAGTGCAGGTTTGTTGACTCGCACTTTGTTGAAGATACAGCAATTGAATACAAGAGAAACATAGAATACTTTACAACGGAGGAATAATGAGCACATTTCAAAAGTCTGATTCATGGCACGCAGAACGAGCAAAAGGTATCGGTGGTTCAGAGATTGCAGCTATTCTTGGAATCTCACCATATACAACTGCTTATGAGTTATGGCTTGAGAAAACTGGCAAGAAGCCACGCATGGACATCTCACACTTGCCACACGTTCAGCGGGGTATTTTAGGAGAAGACGTTTGTAGAATGATGCTTGAACGCAGTCAGCTAAAGTCGTACAAGCCTAAAACGTGGCAGGGTCTTAAGCCGTGGCACCGTTGCTCTGATGACGGATGGAATCTTGATGACAATGTGATCTTGGAGATCAAGTGCATGGGATCTCAAAACCATCAGCTTGCAAGTGAAGGAATTGTGCCAGATTATTATGCGTGCCAAGTGCAATGGAACTTGTTTGTGTCAAAAGCTTCCAAGTGTTTGTTTATTTCATTTAAGCCTGAAGATGAATCAATGCACATTGTAGAAGTGTTGCCGAAGATTGATGAGCAAAAGAAAATCGAAGAGGCTGTTGATTTCTTTTGGTTATCCAATGTACAAGCAGATATTCCACCAGCGTTGAAGGAAAAGGATTATGTCAGGATCGCAGACAAAAAACTCGAAGAAACTCTCGCAGAATACGAAAGACTCCAAAAAGAATCAAAAGCTATTGAAGGACAGATTGAAGCTCTTAAAGAAAGTGTACGCGAGTATGTTAAAAACCACCCAGCGATCTCCACGCCATCTGGATATAGAATCAGCTTATCTTCTCGTAAAGGTGGTGTCGATTATGCAAAGTATTGCGGTGATAAAGGAATCACGCCTGAAGAACTCAAAGCTTACGAAAAAAAGCCTGTAGAAGTATTTTCAATTAAAAAGTCAGCAAGCTTCTTTGCGCCATAAGTTTGACACTGTTGCAGCCTATGGGAATCATAGTACCATAATAATATGAGGCTGCGAGAAGCAATCTTAAGACTAGAGGGATGCCACAATATACCGACACTCTTTTCTGTATCGAGTGAACTTGCTGAAGTATTTGCTGGAAACAATGTAGTATTAGAATACCTGTCTGACATCGCGTGTGAAATCCTTGAAGGGTTTGAAGACGATATGCTCACAGATGAAGAGTTAGAGCGTGGTCGTAAACAGCTTTTCTCAAGAAGAGTATTCACTAATGGCTCGCTACCCGAAGCCTAGCGAAGAAGATTTTGTCTTCTTTAGAATATATAAAAAAAGAAAGAACGATGCCAAGTGGCGAAAGATTAAATGGAATCTTTCGTTTAAAGATTTCCTATATCTGTCAAAAAAAAATTGTTTTTTTTGTAATGCAGAACCAAGTAACGAAATATCAAAATCAATAGATGTTGCTAAAAGTAAAAGGCATATTAAATTTCAAGGCATTGATCGTATAGATTCTAAACTAGGTTATTCTAAAAATAACGTGCTCCCATGTTGCTGGGTTTGTAACAGAATTAAAAACAATACAAGTGCTATGGAGTTTTTATGCCACGTTCAAAAGATGCTCCCAAAGCTGACAACTTTAGTTATCAGAAATGTAGAAACAAGAAGTGGGAAAAAAGATACGGAAACAGCGTTAGGGTTGGAAGAAGAGATTATTCGATTGTCTTCTGTGAAGTTATCATAGATGATTCGAGAGATCGTATTGCTGGTCTCTGTGATCCTAATAATCATGCTATTTACGTTGACGTAACAACAGAGGTTGAATCAACTCTGTTGCATGAAATATGTCATGCAGAAATATATGAGGCAGGATTCCACCAGCGAGAAGATTGGGACTCAAATCTTGAAGAACAAATTGTTGAATGTATATCTCAAGGTATTGCTCACGCTTTCTCTTTGCGCAAGCGTTCATAAGCATTTGCCTTCTCAGGGAGCTTCTTCCCCTTTGATGCCTTATCATACTCTTTGATAGTCTTCTCACTAATGCCAGCTTTCTTTGCACCAGCAGAATGAAAAAATCTACGTTGTGCGTCTGATTTGTATGGCATTATTTTTGTTCTCCATATTGTTGTTGTAGCCATTGATAAACGTCTGGGCCATATTTTTGAGCCATTACTTTACTTCCAGCGGCAGTTCCAGCACCAATTAAATTAGCTATTGCTTCATTTGAAAGCGCCTGTCCTACTCTAGTTCTTAATGCCCCTGATTTAAGGGCTTTCCCAGCAAACATTGCAGCACCAGCTTCAGGGCTTGCAGCAGTAACAGCAGCCTTTGTCTCACTTAATAAGGGACGAGTGGCTTCAGATGTAGCCATTTGATATGCTGGTTTTTGAACTGTCAAAAGATTGCCCATATCTTTATTATTTACTTTATAAATATCAGCGGTTTCTTTACCAAGAGATTTTTCAATATAATCTTCAGCGCCTTCTTGGAAAATTTTTCTAACTTGTTTTCCAATTTTGTCACCAGATTTTGTTTTTGCCAAAGTATCCCATGCACTTTGTGGAATTGATTCGCTCCAATCTCTTTTGATCTGCGACAATTCTGATGAATTAAGTTTTACTTCTTTTGCAGGAATTTTAGTTACTTTTTGTTTTGTAATTGGAGTACCGCTTTGGTCAAGCAATCCAGTAGGAACATTTTCTACAAGTTCTTGCGCTGGCTTTGATTCGATTCTAGCCAACTGGTCGTCTATAAGACTTTTAAGTTCTTGAGCAACTTTTGCCGCTGGCTCAGATTTACCTTCTTTAATTACTACTTCTAATTCGTTGCTTAACTGTCTTAATTCTTTATCTACGTTTGAAAGACCTTTACCAGCAAGGTCAGCGGCTTTCTCTATTTCTTTATTTTGAAATGCAAGCTTATCTAATACTTCTTCTGTCTTTGCAACACGAGCCTCTGCTCCACCAGCGATATTGTGACGAAGCATTGTATCAGTTAATGCTCCAGCTTCTTTTCCAGCACGTACTGCTGCTTGCTCTAACTTGCTTATACCAGATTTAAAAATTGTTTTACCAAGACCTTTAACGCCACCAGATAATAATTTAGCACCAGCTATTGCTGCTCCAGGATCAGCTAGGTCATATCCAGTTGCTTTTACAGCACTCCATAAAGGATTTTTCTCAATATCTTCCGGCTTATTGGTTCTTTCAACAATTTCAGCGCCCGTTGGAAATCCTTCAATAAGAGCTTTCGATAACTCTTCGCCTGAGTATCCAGCTCCAGATAATTGGCCAATAGCCATCCTTGTTGGCCCAGCACCAGTACCAACGTCTAGTGTTTGAACTAATCCCTTTTTAGCAACATCTGCTTTTTGTTCATCAGTAAGTCCAGCAGTGACGTTTTGAAAAGCCGTCTCAAAAGGAGATACACCAACATTTTTCAAATTTCCCCAAAACGATCTATCTACTTCTGGAGGTTTATTGGCTTTTTCCTTAGCTTCTTCAACATCAAGTAATGAAGAAAACTTCGCACGTTGCTCATCTGTTAAATCAGTTCTTGCCTGCAATAGTTCTTTTATCTTTTGTATTTTCTCTAACCGTGTCATTTAGATTTACCCTGAGGCTTAGATAATTCATTAAGCATTGCATCTAATGGATCTTTTTTCTCAACATTTTTTTCAGGTTGTTTTTTAGTTTCAGCTTTTGGAGCAATCAATCTCTTTGGTGCTCCTGCTCTTTCTAAGTTAACAAACGATTGGCTGAATACTTTTTCACCAAATGCTTCTGGTGTATTAAACAAATGCGAGTAATAAGGATTTGCTGCATATCCTTCTTTCATAAGTTTAAAGTTATTTCTAAGTCGATTTGTAGTTGAAGCCTTAGAAACTTGCATTTGCTCAATATATGGCCTTAATTTTTCGGCGGGAATTTTTCCATCCTTGCCAATTTTTATTTTACTCATCTCAAACAATGTTGTTTCCAAATCTCTTAAATACATTGATCTATTAACATCACCCTCAGAAAGAGCACCCTTTTCTCCACCTACACTTCTTGCATAATTAGACAATGAACCAAGGACTTTCCTAAGATCATAGGTTCCGTCAGGATTAGGAGTAAACGCATTTTCGATTGTAGCGTAATCTTGCTCAATCTTTGATGCCTCACTATCAAGTTTTGATTTCTTATTTAAAATATCTTTTATAGCTGATCTATCTTGAGCTTCTGCAAATCGTCTATTGATAGCGTTTTGCTTTTCGGCGTCACGAGAACCACCGCCAGCAAGCTGAGCTGCTAATAATTCATCAATCTTTTTCTGAGACCCTTGAGTCTGGGCTAAGTTAGATTCAGCGGCAGTTTGTGCGAGCTTTCCACCAGCCAGAGCATCAAGCTGAGCTGCAAGTGGAGTCCAATCAATGGGTGGAATTTGTGCAGCTTTGATTCTTTCTGCTAACTGTTCACGAAGAAGTTTCTTTCTTTCGTCTTCATCTTCTTGTTGCTTTTGAAGAAGACTCTTTGAATCTTCCATTTGAAGTTGGTTAAGCAAATCTTCTTCCATTAGACACCTATTGATTCATATAAAAATCGCGCATTGCTCTTAGCTGCGGATCTGTTGTGTACTCGCCACCTTGATATTGACCGCTAAGTTTATTTAACATTTCTTTATTCATACCTGCCTGCTGCATACCTTGATAGATATTCATTCCTTGCATCGCTCCGCTCATCCCCCCTTGGAGAGCAGATAACAATGGAGAAGGTTTATCCATCATTTCAGGCAATCGAGCTTTTTGCCCATAAGTACCTGCCCATGCTTGGTCAAGTACGTTACGTCGCATATTTGATTCTTCCATTTTTTCAATGGCTTTTTTCTTTGCACGAGCACTGAAATAATTAAGAAGACCACCACCACCAGCGCCTAGTAGTGCCATTGTAACTGGATCCATAAACCCTCCTTAAAATCCTTTATCCATTCTTGAAAGCATAGCATCTTGTCTTGCTTTTGCTGTACCAGAAACGATATCAGCTTTCTTGCCATACTTCTGCATTTCATAAGCGTTGATACCTTCAATATCGCCGCCCTTCATTCTAAGATAATCCCCACGAAGACCACGCTGAGTTGCACCTTCAGCGGCAGTGATTCCAAGTTGCTGTTGAGCCGCTTGTGATCTTAAATCAGCAAGACCCCTTCCAGCTTGAAGTCTAGCTGCCTGCCTTTCAGCCATTGACTGACCACCAAGACCAGAAGCAATGCGTTCTCTTGCTCCACTCGATAAACCACCTTGTTGCGCTAATTGAGAATAAGCATTTGCTTGCGCTCCACCAGCTCCAATGGATTGAGTTTCAAGATTGCTTGCTAACTGTTCGCCCATTTGCCTTTCTTGCTGACCAGCAAGTTCTTTGGCTTGAGATCGTTGGGCTTCATATTCTTTCATTGGCCCGCCACCATAAGCCTCTTGCTGCAAAGCTTTAGCTTCTTCAGAACCAATAATAGATTGCCTACCTGGCATTTCTCCAAGAATTCCAAGTTGCTTTGCCTCAGTCTCGCCAATCATTCCTTGAAGCTGATCGTAAGCATTAATTTGTCTTTGGCGCTTATTGGCCTTGCTTTTTTTTACTGCTTTAACTGCAAGAGGGATAGCACCAAGAGTACCAACTGCTGCCCCAACTCCCAGACCTTTTTTTGCAACTTTACCAATACCCTTACCGATACCTTTAATAAATCCACCCAATCCCATAATTAAATCATACTCCAATCTGCGAATGATAAATCTTGTTCAATTTCGTCGTCTTGATCTGGAACCATGTTAGCCAATGTCTCAAGCATTTGATTCCTATAATCCTCAAGCTTTTGAGTTTCTGCTGCGATCCTTGGATTGCCAATCTCTTTATTAAGACAGTTTACAATAACGTGCTGAGCAACGAAATGCCAAAATTCAGGAAAATCTATATAGTCAGTTGCTACTGTCGGAATATCTACATTACGAATATACCAGAGCTGAACTCTTGGCTCAATTAAAGTAATAGAAGCCCCAGGAGATGAACCAAGACCATTGGTACTCATTGTAATATCAAATTCAGAATTAACAGACTGAACAAGAACTTGTTTTGGCATATTAGCATTTGTGCTCGATATAAACCAAGATGGAGCGATACCAACAGTCGTGCCCATATTTAACAACACATTAGAAGTTGAAATATCTGCATTTGTAGAAATTACGCCACTGCTTTCTGTAGGTGTTGGAAATAATCTTAACTTCGTTCCAGACCTAGTGTCATTATTAACCAACATATAACCATAGTTACCTTGTGTTGGGATTCCAAATTTTCTCGTATAGTCTGAGTCTTCAAATCTATTCTTATTTGTTATTCGTTTAATTGGCCTAGTGATTGATCCGTCCGAATAAACAACTCTAAGTATTTTGTTGCCGTAAATGTTGCTGGGTAAATCATAATCAAATTTTCCAGCAACAAGTGTTATCGGAGCATGAGCTACAAAATACTGATCTTGAATGTTAAGTTTATGAATCTCAGCTTCACAAAACTTTAAAGCTTCTTCTGTGTATTTAAGAACTTCTTCATCTGTGATAAAATCTTCATCTCTAAGATCAAGCTTATCCTGCACAAATAAAAGCAAATCATTGTATGTTTTCTGACTCATAACTTCCCCCGAAAAATCTAACGGTCATTGCCGCAGACGTGGTAAGCACAATATATTTTGGCGTAAATTGATTATAAAGAAAAGTGGCAGTGCCACCAATTTCAGATGTTTTAATAATATCTTTTGGCTGAAATCCAAGATTATGCGGAATCTTTAATGCAGTAACAGCATTTTTAGTTGTAATGTTAAAGAATTGAAATTTACCACGAAGAAGAGATTCTTGTTTCAAGTAATCGTAAAACCATTGAACAGCTTCTCTTACTCGCTCGTCTTCAATCTCTTCAAATACAGGTCTTCGCAAAACAGTCGTCATGTAGCATTAGCTCCAGGCTCACCAAGATAATTTGTCTGCGTTGACCCGACAGTTTCAAAAATAAATGAGTATTCAATTAGGTTTATGTAATTGTTGACAGGATAGCTTTTAATAGTCCAAGCAGTTTGGCCAGGATTGTAAAGCGCATATCCAAGTACAATTATTTGATTTGCATTTGAAGATAAAATCTTAAAGCTTGTTGTTGATCCATCATAGCAAAACCACGAGTTATAAAGATCGCTGGGGAAATCTATTCCTATAGAAATAGTAGTTGTTTTGCTATTGTTATCATAAACAGCTCCAGTTACTAAACCATAAGAGTCTGAATTGAATAATTTAACAAATCCACTTTTTAAATGAATTTGCTTGTATTCACATCTTAATTGATTTTTAGGAAATCTTCTTGATTCATCGACAATCTTTTGACGACGACGCCACAGCCTTGGATCTCCATAAGAAATACCAGGAGCGCCCCATTTATAAAATGCAGGTACATAAATAATACGCATTTCTTGAAGAAGGTTGTTATCATCATTTTCGCTATAAGGCTGAACAGATAATCTCGCTGATACGTCAACTCTTGGCCTAGCTTTGATAATTGCTGTGTTTACCCATTTCCTTACTTCAGTCGTTCCGAAATCAATAATAGGCCCTGCATAATTGAATAGTATGCTACGCTTAACAGGACTAACAGCAGAAGCACTGCTTGATGAGATATTCGTATCAATGACCACATCGTAAAGAGTGTCATTATCATACTTAAGCGTAAAACCTCTACCATCACCTTGCCAAACAATTCCATTAGCATACAACAAACTTGAAGGCTGAAATTGACCATATAAGTCCACCTGATCTGGTTCATTTTTAAATACTTTAATTGTTACAGATGCGCCGACTAATGGTTGTGGAGCTGCATTTAAAATGATTTGCGTTGGCAGTACATTTTTTACATACAGACTTCTATTGTCATAACCATCAATTTGAATCCAATCATTAACGGAAACTCCAGTTGTTGATGGAATAGAAATAGACGGATCTCCAAGATATGAACCAACAGTTCCAGGTGCAGTTAAGATTGGCCCCGAACTATTGTATCCAGAACTCCATCGAGTAAACTTATTGACCGGAACATACATTGAAAAGATACAATTATTTTCTGTATCAGTATCTAGCTCTGGGTCTCTGCATGACCAAAGAACTCGCTTATTTAAAGCATCGTATGTTCCGTAAATTCTTTTCTTTTGAGTCTGTGTTTGAATAAGTCTTGAATATGTTTCTTTGAAATCTTCGGCAGATAAAGAATAAATCTGATAGCCATCAGTATAATAGAATCCATCGCTACCAGCGAAATATAGACCTGTTAATGTAGGAACAACAGAAAGATTTCCTACACAACCAACTTTATCTGAAATCTTTCTTGGGATCATTCCACCACGACCAAGGCTGTCGTAGTTGTTGTCAATTCGATAAACGCTGTTTTCTCCAAATACAATTGGAACAGATTTGATTGATGAGATGGCTGTAATTGGTTCTTCTATGTCTGTAAAAAATGATGCAGGAACACTGTCAGGGTCTCCACGCTTTGATTGCCAAATCCTTTGAGTAAGAAAATCTCCATCTGCCCCAGTTGTTGATACTTCATAGCCATGCGCCCAATAAGTATAATCAGATGTAGAGTGAACATATTTACATTTTGGTGGTCTATCATTTTCAATTACGCCACCAGTTGTATAAAGAGTAACATTCGCAGCCGTTAATGTTGCATCAGTTACGTTATCTGAAAATGTCGTAGTTCCATTAGTTATTTGACCAACATAATATAAAACTGAACCGCCACCAGTTGTTCTATAAATTTGTACAATAATGTTTGATGTGTCGTAATGCTCACCAGAGCTATTTGATAAAACAGGTATGTTTCCAATGGCATGAGGAGTCACTGATGGATCAGCAGAAAGAGATGTTACTTCTTTTAAATATGGCCTACTCAAATCTTCATAGGTTGTTGAACCTACTGTGTAGGTATATTTATAAACAAAAGCATAAATAAAAGATGTTCCAGTTCCACCGCTGATTGTAATGCTAGAACCAGAAATGACAGGAAGCCCAGCAGTTCTTAGTCGCAAAACACCGCCGCTGTCTCTATAAACTTTAACAGCTAATTGAAACGGTGACTCGTGAGTAATAAATGTATGCTCGTTCCATTCTGAATATGAACACGCAATAGAATCATCCATATTAGTAATGTCAAATGCACTAGCCGAACTAGGCCCAACAAGCTCTGTTCTTGTTGTTCCATTATCATAAAATAGTTTTTTGTCTGATTGTTTTAAAAGTGTGAATGACTTTCCAGTGCCAGTATATTGAGACATTACGAGTCCAACACGTTTATTTGTCGAAAGTCTTGCCCTAATACCAGAAGTGGTAAAATCATAAAGCAACCCTGGACGACTTTCCAAATCGCGGTATTGGTTAATAACTAGGTTGTCTGCTTTTTCAAATTTATTTGTTTCAGCAGAAATTGGAAAGTCAGTCTGACCTCCATCAAAATCTTTAACACTTAAGATTGCCATGAATCAATTTTCTCCTCAATCCGTTCGATTCTAACTTCATGAGTTTCAATTTTAGAAATGATGTGTGTAATTTGTAAATTTAAACTTTCAACTGATTTTCTCATCTCTCTAAATTCAAGAACAAACCACGCTGAAATTCCTGTTAATAGAAATCCACACACACTCAGCAATAAGTTAATAATTCCTTCACTTGGCATAATATCTCTCACCATCCAAAACTTTCTCGAATAAATGAATAGGATGCTCTGGCTTAAAGTAGTTTCTATAATAATGATAAATCCCACCTTGAGAATTAACCAGTGATTTAAACAAAATACGCACTATTTGATATGGTAAATATGTCCAGTGAGTAGTGGTGAATTTCTTTTTATACACTTCATCAAGAGCATCAATAACAAGCCAGTTAATGTTTACTGTTGATGCAACATTGCCCTTAAACCATTTATAAGTATATTTTTTGACACCAGCGTTTAAAATTCCAAGTAGCATCCAAATAAACTCAATAGGATATGGATTGTATCCAGCACATAATTTTATAAAGCAAATTGTTCCACCTTGAAGAGTGGTTCTAATTTCCTGCTTTTCAGGATCTTTTGAATGAAAGCTCCAGCCGTATTTATTACCACGGTCGCACATTTCGCGGGCGTGTACTGATTCAATAAGAACACTAATTGCTGCAATGGCTACTAAATTATCATGAGCCTCAAGAAGCTGACTGTCTGGACTTCTCCAATGAAGACCACGTATTTTTTGACCATCTTTTATTACTACACAATTCTCAAGAGCAAAAAATGCGTTGTCAGTATCTCTCTTGTCTATAATCTCAGCCTTTTTAAATCTGTAAAGCATTTGAGCAAGCCAAAGAATTGGATTGTCAGAAGGCTTGTTTGGCTCAAGCCTACCCATTCCATATTCAGTCGTATAATCACGATAGAAAAGTTCTTTGGCCCAGATAGCGCTCATAGCTTTTTACAAGCGTAAACATCCTTCATGTCAGGGATTTCTTTGCATTGTTTTGCAAGAAAAGGTTTGGAAGCACAGCCGCTAAGAAGTAAAAGTGCAATTAGGTATTTCATTAATATCCAATCCTTTCGATATTTAACCAAGTAAAGTTGTTATTGAGCATCGAGACGGCTGGAGCCCCTGAATCTCTGATAGTCGTAACATCTAAAGTGTCTCCGGCATTTAAATTTACGATGCAGCTTCCATTTCCAACGGCGCTTAATGCTGAAGCTACTTGATAAGAGAAAGTCGCCAAAACACATTTTACAACGCTGTTGATTCTTATCTGCAAATAAGCGTAAGTGTTAATTGACGCAGCAGTTCCCGATCCCGTGTTGAAGCTTGCGCTAATTCGGTACTTGCCACCGATAGGAATACTCGCGACCCCCGTGCTGGAATTGTAAAATCCGTGCGTATCAAAATCCCGAGTTCCAAAAATTGCAATTGCGTTGGTTGTTCCAAATGCCGTTGTGCAGTTAGTATACCTGCAAGCGACAAGTTCATTGGCCGCAATCGTTGCGGGGCCGGACAATTTTTTTACAGCAAATATATTGTAAACCCCCGAGCTAGAAATATCGTAGTTCAAATTTCCGCCCGAGTTTTGATAAGCTTGACATCTTATTTTTTGCCCAGCATTTAAAAATGTCGTGTACGATACTAAAGGGGCTGTCGTATTAATTGTTGCAGAGGTAACAATGTCGCAAGATTGCTGTACAGCTATTCCATCAATCAAAATTCTGGACGATCTCACCCCGACCGAACTAAATATCCATCCAGCTTGAAATTGAATTTCATAGATTCCGCTAACTGGAACGGTATATTCGCCGCCGTTAGTTGCTGAATCAAAAGATCCATGTGTGTTTACAGTTGGGGTTCCCCAGAATCCTGCTGGCAAATTTTGAAAGCTACTACTTAGAGTGTGTGTGAATGTTCCAGTTCCAACGCTTTTAACTGAAAATGCCACTACACGAGTATCAGTGTCAGAACTCATGACCGTGTTTGATGACCAGCCAACAATCGGCACTCTGGTAATATGAACGTGAACTTCATCACCAGCCCCGAATGTCATCGGAGCAGCTTGAGTAGTGTTAGCCAAAACATCTGTGCTTGTTAAATATGGCAATTCAAATTGAGTTGCCGAAATATATCTAACTCTTCCAATGTAAGTCGCAACACCTGCATCAGTAATACTTACCTGTCCATTGACGTAGCTGTCTGTATCGCTATCAAGTTTTGCCGTGTCGATTGAAAAACCAGTCGGCATGTTTACCGCTAAGGTCGCGGTGGTTGGAGCACCACTCGTCGCAATCTTGTACCAAAGCTCCATTGAGTCACCGACGCGTCTATAAGCTCCAGTGTAAGTTGTGTTTGCTGTCCATGTTCCTGTTGGAGTGAATGATTGCCAATCAGAAATGGCAGCGCCGCTCAAAATCTTCTGAGGCCCAAGAGCGAAATCATCAAACTCCATTGTGATAGATCCGCTTGCAGTATTAGCAGCGAACACAAACAAACGAAGCTGTGAGATTGATGCAGGCGTTTGGAATGTGAACGTGCAAAGACCTTGGCCGCTTGATTGAACCAAGTTGTAAACACCCGCAGGCTGAATCCATGCCGAGTTCGTTACGTCATAAATATAAACGCAAAGTGTGTTGCTTGAAGTTCCAGAGAAGTTAGCGTTTGTAGCTCCTGCCGTTACTTCATAGTAAAAAGAACCTTGCAGAACTTTAGCCTGATCTTCGCGATCAATCGTCAAAACATCCGTGCAAAAGCCTTGGCCCTGCGCGATTGTTCCAACCATTTGTAGCGAATAAGTTCCAGCAAGCGGAGTCGTGCTTGTAACTGAAAGCGCAATTGATGCCGCAGCCGTTGCACTAACTGTCGGAGCACCACTTGGAGCACCGCTTGTCCATGTGACGGAAGCTTCGTTCCAGCCAGTTAGCGCGTTGTTCTCGAAGTTGTTATAAGTGATGTAGTTTTTGGCACCTTGTTGTAGCGATGTCCACTTGAGCTTGTTGCCCAAGCTCGTATCGACAACAAGAACTTGTCCATCAGTTCCAATTCCTTGGCGCACGTTATCGGTTCCATTGTACACAATGAAATCGCCCGCTGTTGTAGTCGGAGCCAAGGCGTCAAAGGCGTCTGTTTTAGTTGTTGCCCCAGTGCCGCCGTTTGCAATTGGAAGTGTTCCAGTTACTTCACTTGCTAAATTGACGTTGCTAGATGAAAGAGCAGTGCCGTTTGATTTTACAACGCCACTTGAAGGAACAACCGCTACAGTTCCGCTTGAAGGAAATGTTGCAGTCGAGTTTACACCTGTACCGCCACGAGATGTTGCAAGCTGCGCTTCAGATGACATAACGCCCGAGCCATCGTTAATTACAACGTGGTTTAGCGTGCCAGAAGCAAGTTTGTTTCTTGCAATCGCAGCTCCGGATTTTATGTCAGCGTTTTCAATGTTTGTAATTGTGTTTGAATCAGCGTCGATTGTTTTATTAGTGAGAGATTGGCTCCCAGCCTCAGTTACAATAACCCCTGACGCTGGAAACGTAGCGGTAGAGCTAATCCCAGTACCACCGCGGGTCTTATCCAATTGAGCCTCAGAAGACATTGCTCCAGTGCCACTGTTAATTACAACATGGTCGGCGGTTCCAGAGGCAAGCTTTGTTCTTGCAATAGCGGCAGCAGCATTGATGTCATCGTTATCAATAGAACCAGCGGCAAGTGCTCCGGCTGGAATGGCAACACCCTTACCTGGTGAATGGTCATGAGCATCCACAGAATCAAGAGAGTTTTTAATTTTATCAACATAATCTTCATCATTAAGAACCGGAGGATTCACACCAATAATGTTAGCCATTTTCTTTGCACCTTCTTAAAGCTTGTTCAATTAGCTTATTCATGTCTTCTTTTGTCATACAACGAAATGAATCAAAAGATGGATGTGATGCCGGAAGAAACTCTTCGCAATTTAAAGATCCATCTTCACATCGAACATCACGGATGATGCCGATGTCTTTTGAGGAACCTTTCCAAAGTTTAGCTTCAATATCAGCTCTTGTTACGCACGATGCTGCCAGGAATACCAGAAGGCCCGCGAGCGTCAGAGTTGCCAAGCTTTTCTTCAACAACACCAGTCTCTCCTTGATTGTTTGCTTTTTTAGCATCAGCAATGCGTTGTTTGTTTCGCATTTCCAATACTGAATTCCAAATAGATTTAATTAACTCAGCTATCTTAGGAACGGATCTTAATACTTCAATAATTAAAGTAATGTAGTTCATGCTTTTTGTTTTTTGAGAGCATCAAGCAATTCAGGCAATTCTTTTACAACAACCATTACAAGGTCAACTAATTCTACTAACTGAATATCTTTAACCTCTTCAGGAACAGCTTGAATGTTTTTAAGTGCAGCTTCAATTTCAGCTTTTTTAACAGGATCACCAGCAAGCTTAACGTATCCATCAACAACATCTTGAAGTTGTGCCCCATCTTTAAGGACTTCGGCAGATACTTTAACAAGTTCAAGTATAGCTTTTAATACTTCTTTTGTTTCTTCAATTCCTTTTTGTTCCATTTTACCCTCCAAGGTTTTCCATTACTTTATCAACATATTGCTGATTTCTAAATTCTTGTGTGCCTGTTTTATACAATGCACTACCGCCATTGTAAGCTGCTGCGACCTTTTCGTAAACTTTATACCTGTCTAAAAGATTCTTTAAAAATATACAGCTATAGTTAAGTGCTATTTCTGGAGAAATAAGCTCTGTAAGCATATCATCAAAGCCAAGCTCACGAGCTTTTCCACCCATAATCTGAGTAAGACCCCATGAGAACTTTTGCAGCTCTGTCTCTGTTTTTTCTGTGATATGATTTTTTTCAGCGAATTTTTTAGGATTAACAAAGTATTTCCAATTAGGCTCATATCTTACTACAGATGGATTCCAGTTACTTTCTACCTTTACTATTGCGCAAACAAAATCCTCATCAAGGCCATGATCTTTAGCAATAGAAATTACTAAATCCTTCATTTAAGTTTAAACTTTTTAATTCGAGCCTTGTATTTATCAATTTTTTGTTGAGCTGCTTTATCTTCTTCGGTCATCAATTCAGGTTTAACTTTATCTTCTTCTTCGCCGTCCATTTCACCTTCAGCAGCATCTTCTTTAGCATCAGACATAGACTCTTCATCTTCCATTTCGCCTTCTGGCACTTCGTCTTTTTCTGCTATTTTTTTTGCTGCAACAGATTTTAGCTCTTTAATAGATTTAATAGCATCAGAACCTTTTTCAAGTTCACCTTTAACAAGTGCCAAAAGCTTTTGATCTTTTTTAATATCTTCTGCTTTTAGCAATGTTTCAGCGGCATTTTTGACAGCCCAAGGGCCATATTTTGCATCTTCAATTTTGATTTCCATTTTATTTGCTCCTATTAGATATTATCGACTAAAACTACACCATCAGCAATAAGCTGTTCTTCTAGTTTTTTTGCCAATTCCCAGAGAGAAATGGTTCCAGCCAGTTCATGTCTATCAGCAAATCCCGACACTTTTTTAGCCCCACCTGTTAAAGGTCTTGGGCCAAAAACTTTCACTGGGTTTGGGTTATTCTTTTTATACAAATTAACAGATATCGTGCTGTTAACGTCATTAAACTCCATGACAACCGATGCCGTATATTCAGTGTTGTCCTGAATCCACCGCGCAATGTTGCAATAGTCGCGGCCTGCAAAATCAAGTTTTTTACCAGTGTACCAGCCACGAGGGGCATCACATCCCATAACGGGGCTTTTCCCATTTGTATGTTTTTTCAAAAGGTCATCGTCAGTTATTTTGTTAGGATCAAATGGCATCTATAGAACCTCCACAATTTTATAAAAGCAAGTCATCGTCGAAGCCGCACTATATTGAGCGGTTACATTTAACACCTGATCTGCCGCAGTGTTCACGGTGCTGTTGGCATAAATTAAAATGCTATCAGAGTTTCCGTTTGAAACTTGTTGACGAAGTTTCCAATCAAGAATTGTTTTTTGCGACGATTCACTGGCATTTGGAGCAATAATTATTGTCATATTCCAATGATTCGTTGTTGTATCAGCAAGAACCTCGGCAATACTTTGACAAATTGTTGTTGGCCCAAGTTTTACTCGAAGAGTAAGTGTTTTTGCGGCGTTTGCGCCAGAGCAAGTACCATACATCGTTACTCTTATCGGTCTATTTGTGAACATTGTTGAAGCTCTGATTTTTGGAGCAGCAGCAAATAAGCTAACCTCGGCAGTTTGACCTGAAGGCCCCGCTGAAGTTGCTTCCGTATAAAGTGTGTGGTGCAGACTGTATCCATCACTATTGTCTGTTGGTGCTGGAAATTGATCGTGTAACTTGATATCCCAATTTCCTGCCGAAATCGTGGCGCTAATTGTAGGTGTTGGTGTAACAGTCATTGTCAGACTTGACTTCAAGGCCACTTGCAACGGAACTTGAACGCCTGCGGAAGAATCAATATGAATCCAAGATCCCGATGATATGCTACCATTATTTCCAGTGTTAGTTGACAAAGTAACTGTAGGGCTTCCGGCTGTTAAAGTAAGAGTACCACTACCAGGAATATAACTAGGAGTGTTGAATCGCAACAAATCTCCACACGTATTATATAAACAACTTGTTGGATCAGCGTTTCCATAAACTGCGTGATTGCCGTAGGGACTTTCAAAATAAATTTTTGTCGGGCCGTAATTTGTTTCTAATTTATATCCTGCTCCAGTCCCCCCAGTTGCCACACCGATATTTGCGTGTACTGTTAATGCCGTGTTGGATGCAATTGCTACAACAACATATCTTTCCGTCGATCCACTTCTAAAAATTGTGTCCCCAACCGCAAGTTGAGTTGTAAATGTACTGCCAACACCTGTCACAGAAGTTGTGCCAGTGTTAAAGGTGATCGAGTTGCCGCCAGTTGAAGTTAATAATGTGGAAGATCCTTCGTTAGCTTTGCCGCCACCGAGAATTCTAAATTCCTTATCATAACCTAACGCTTTATTTCCATAGTTCAAAGTGTCACGTCGTACCGTGAACATATCTTTGTTGCTTTTGTCAAAGAATCGAAGATAGTAACCAGTAAAGTTTGACAAATCTTTTGGAGCTGCGACCGAGATCAGAGACCCTGCTCTACAGTTTGCGCCTTCAATAAGCATCACAGGCTCGTTTCCAAATGATTCAGACTTAACCCACATGGCAATTCCTGAGTCCTTATTCCAGACTCGCATCAATCCGCCGTTATACGTATTCCCTGAATCAGTTATGTAATTTCCTACAAAATCGTAGCCAAAGATTGAGTTAAATTGATTTCCACCATAGGTAGCGTAAGGCATACGTTCTGAAAATTGAAATTGATGAGTAGCGTTTACGTTGCCGTCAGTATATCTAACCCAAGGATTTTGACTAAGACTTGTTGTTGGTGCGAGAACGTGTTTTCCAGCCACACGAGAGCTTGTCGATGCGTGTGCCGTTCCAGACCAAGAATGACCTGCTCCCAATGATCCATCACAGTATGTTGTCGGCCAACCATAAGCAGAATATGCAGAGCTGATACTTTTTTGCTCAAGTTGAAATGCGTCCATGTACCATGTAACAGCTATTGCTGACGCAGTTAAAACTTGCAAAATAACAGACGTATCGGATGGACCAGAAGTCCATTCCGCCCAGCCTCTAGTCCAGTCACCATAAGGAATTATATATTGACCAAAACCTAATAACCCACTCACGTTTCCGTTGAAGTTAATGTTTAAACTTTCGCGGTTAGTTGCCGGATTATAGTCGGGCACTGGGGCTGAAGTTGATTTCAAGTAAAAGCTAAAAATGTAGGTAGTGTTTGGCGATACAGCGATAGATGCAAGTTGAACGCCTCTTCCAGTTAACGCGGTTGTCGTTACTCTTAACGAGTTTGATCCAATCCATGCAAAAGCATTTGATTGAGCAATTGCCGTTCCAGTACCTACAGCCGAATATCCAGTGATGTTAGTCTCACAGCTTGGGTTTGTAACTAAGTTAGTGGTTGCTTCGTCATGAACTTCGGCAATCCTAGTATTGCCGCTTGTTGATACTGGCTGAAATGTCGCCTGTCCTCCGGCAACCTTAAGTTGATTTGTTGTATCGTCCCAGCTTAAATTTGTAACATCTTGAGCTATAGTGGCACTGGGGTTAACAAATAAAATTGAGTTTTGAGTCCCGCCTGTAATGCCGCCACCAATAGATGGATTACTTGCTCCGATTTGAATATCATTTCCAGTCTGCGTGATTGATACGTTTGTTCCAGTGGAAAAAGTAACATCCCCGCGAAGCTTTGGTGATCCTGTTTTTGAAATTGAAGTTATTAGTCGTCTGAATAAACTCATTACGTCAACTCCGTCACTCTAGCTGCGCCAGTGGCAGAATCCCATACGCCAGTTATGATTCCAGTGTAAATATATTGTGCCGGAAGTTCATAATAGTCGTCTTGGTTTAATTTCACAGTAAAACTTGTTGTCGATGCAGTTGATCCAAGCTTCAAATACAAGATTGCAGTTGAATCATTAAAAATTGTAGCTCCAAGTCTTGATGCGTTTGATGCAACAAGAGTCACACTTGCAACACTTCCAGCAACGGAACTTGTGGTGCTTGTCGATGATTTCGGAAGTGTGGAAATTGTTACCGCACCTGTATTGCACGCGGTAACTTTAGTGTTTAAAGCACTAAGCGTTGTTTCGGTCGCTGCGCCTGTAGGCAAAGGCAACGACGCTGCACTAATTGCAAATGTACCTGTGCCAGCGTTAGCAGTAACAGTTCCATCTACTGTTAAACTTCCGCCGTTATCAGTTACGGGAAACGCAGCTCCAGTTCCAGGTTGCACTGGAAGCGCTTTTGCTAAAGTAACAGCTCTTTGTGTGCCTGATTCGTTCCAGTTAATTTGATTACCAGTTGGAGTAGCAGCCGCAGTTCCATCAGCATATTGAGTACCGCCACCAAATGACGTGATCTGGTTTCCAGAGCCATCAATGATTGCAACATCAATACCGCGTGATGTTCCAGCCAAATGTGAAGTTAGTGAGTTACCAGAACCGTCAAGATTCCTGACAGACCAGTTTCCTGACTGAGTAGCTGCTACAGTTCCAGATACTGGCTGAGTAACACCGCTGCCATCAACAAGTAACCGAGTTGAAGTTACTGTCAGGTTAGCAGGAATTTTTCCGTTTAGAGTTGAAAGAGTTGTCTCAGTAGCCGCTCCAGTGGGAAGCGGGAGTGATGCTGCGCTGATAGCAAATGTTCCAGTTCCGGCGTTAGCTGTTACCGTTCCACTAACTGGCTGAGTAGTTGCAGACCCGTCTACTCTGACGGCTCCAGCAGTTGTGAGCGACAAGGGATTTGATTGACCAGTCGTATAAGTAGGAGCCGCAGTCGTTGTTGCTCCTAAAATCAAATTGCCCTTTTGACCGCTAGTTGTTGAACCGATCGAAAGCGATAAGTTATCTGTATTCGTTTTAACGGACGCTAGGTTGCCACCACTTTCAAGTGCGAGAGCTGACGTGTTTAAGTTAGTTCCTGCATTGGCGGTAACAGACCATGCGCCTGATTGAGTGGCAGCTATCGTTCCGTCTACAGTAATTGATCCGGCATTATCCGAAATCGGAATCGCCGAAGTAAACGGATTAACTTGCGATGCAAGTGTTACGTTAGGAAGCGTTAAAACATCAACGTCACCGATGTTATTTGTTCCAGCCGGAAGTGCCGTGCTGATTGTAACCGCTCCTGTATTGCAGGCAGTAACTTTACCGTTCAAAGAACTAAGAGTTGTTTCAGTCGCGGCACCCGTTGGAAGCGGAAGCGATGCGGCTGAAACGGGCTGAGTAACACCTGAACCGTCAACAAGTAATCTTGTTGAACTAACAGTCATTCCAATTGGAATTCTTGCAGTATTGTTTTTAACGTCAGTTAAAGTTGTATCGGTAGCGACGTTCGTTCTTGCCCCAGTTGAATCAAGAACGGCAACGTCAAGACCTCTCGACGAACTCACTAAATGAGACGTGATGCCGTTTCCTAATGTGTCTTGAGTTCGTACTTGATAAATTCCGCTTTGAGTAGCGGCAACTGTTCCATCAACTGTCAGGCTTCCGCCATTATCGGTAACTGGAATTGCTGATTGATCGGAACTTATTGCAACGGGCAACGAATTGGCCATTGTATTTTGGCCAACTACTCCCGTTATATCGCCTAAAGCTACAGTGAGACTTCCGCTTGGTGTGACTTTAACGTCAACGTATGAACTTCCGCCAGCGGTTGTCTTGCCCTGGATTACTGACTTAGTTAATTCGGCAAAAAAGTAATCGGTTGGATTTTGGTTAAGTCTTAAAAGTGAGCTTTGAACTCGCGTTGGTTTAAGAATTGTTTGAAGTCTAAAAGCAGTCTGAGCCGATCCACTATTTGTATATACAACGCGAGCGTATTTATATTCGACATTAAATACATATCCAACACCAGTGGGGCTTGTGTATGTAGTTGAGTGCGAGTGATCCCAATTTGTTCCATCGGGAGAAAATTGTACTGTTACGCCATTTGTTGCTGACGCTACATCGGAATAGACGTTGACGTTAATTACGGCAAAATCCGTAACGTCCATTGCTGATCCAGTAAATACAGCATTGGCACCTAGAGGCGTAGTAGAAGAGTTACCAGCATTAACATAACCTTTGATGTAATCTACAGTTACGTTACTTGCGCCACCGCCACCGCCACTACTTTTTGGAGAACCGCCAATTCCAATATGGCCCACTTACTCCTCCGTTTCATATTCTATGCGAACAGCATCACCAGAAGTTCCAACTAGATAAATTTTGGAAAGATCGTATGTGGTATTATATCCACGAGCCAAAGCACGAGCGTATTTTTCGTTTGTTTCACCAGGCTGCAAAAACATTCCAGAATTTATTGTTACTGTTGAATCACCGACATAAATATCGGCTGCATTTGTCAATTCAGCACGAATTGCAAATCCTTGAGTCATGATTCGACTAGAAGATATTTTCTCAGCCGATCCTGACCCAAGGACTTTGCGAAAAGTTTTAATCACTGTTGCCATTATTGGAAATAAAGTATCGAAACTTTCTCACCACTAACAGAAGCGTCAACCCACATATTTTTCAGATTAAAATAATCATCTCTACCAGCAATTTCTAAATCACCAATAACTAGGGGAGGTGCTCCAACTTTTAATTGAAGACCAACTGTTGAAGATACGTTTGAATCTCCAAGATAGATGTGACCAGTATTTGCAGCATGACCTGCAACAATAATTTTTTTAACCATCAAATCAGTAGCAGAAACTTGTACACGAGTACCAGCGGTAGTAACCGTTTTATTAAGCGTGGCAAATTGTGCCATTTTAACCTCCTAAAAAAGTTACTGAGCAGCTTTAAGAACAAGAACTCGAATAACTGCACCAGCGCCAGGGTCGCCCGTCCAAGCAACTGCAAGTTGGTTTGCGGTTCGCGAGGTGTCCGTCCATTGAACAAGTGCAGTTCCGTTAGCACCTTTAGTTTTTTGTGAAACAGCAAGAATTTGATCGGCGGCAGCAAGACCTGTTACGGTCAGGGTTGCGGTAGCAGCGCCACCAGCGGAAGCTGCTGAATCATAAACTTGAATGTTAACGAGATCGCCAAGATTGCACTTACGAGCAGTGCCATTCATGCGGTTTAAAAGAAATACATCACCTACAGATGCGGCCATTTTATTTTCTCCTTTTTTTTAACAGGTTGCCCACCTCAAGCGGTGAGCTATTCCTGATTTCAATATGTTAAACATTGACGTAAAATCTTTTTATTGACTCTACGTCAATGTTTTTTTATAATCGTTTTATATCTTAGAAATCGAGCTTAGTAGCTGATTCCATAGATAATTCCGCAATGTCCTGGGGCTTTTACCACGAGGTCGCCTCGAAGGCTTACGTCAACGATATATTTATACCCAGAAACTCCCCTGACAACATAGTATTCGTTTCCGTCGGGTGATTTTTCACGATGGAACATACGATCCGTCGCAAATACACACGCCTTGGGATCAAGGAATACAATATAGCTATCTGACGCCTCTTGCACTCCAACCAACTTAAGTGCTCCGTTGACCGAAGTAATTTCGATCTCAGTCCAACCAAATTCAGATGCTTTAGTTGCAGTAGGAGTAACTTTGTAGCCACCCTTCTGAGTCTCAATTAACTTCATAATCGAACCCAAGTGCTTGTAGCTCATAAGAATCGTATTCGCGTTACCTTTAGCGCGTGTACGAACTTCAGTATAAGCGTCAAAGAGACGTTCAAGAAGATTAGTAGCGGTGATCGCCGATCCGTCTACGTTTACAGCTTGCAAATAAGGATATGCAAGTTTGGAAACACCGTGCAAGTTAGCTGCACCACCGTTAGCTGCGCTCAAAAGAGCATCATACAACGATTGGAAACCAGCAGACTGAGCACCAGGGTGGTAGCATTTTGCCGCTTGTGCAACGGTATATGCAGAAATTGAAAATGCACTACCACCGCGAGTATCCGACACAGTTACAACTTTAGTGTTTACGTTTACAGCCGTAACATAAAGTGTTTGAGGCGAAGAGTTACCATCGTCGAGCGAAAATTTCTGACCAAGAACAAAACGATCAATGCGGTCTACAGTCATAAGACCAGTACCACCAGTGTCGCCGTCAGCGGTCAAAGTTGCAAAGTGCGGGCCACCAAGAAGGTTGATCGACACAACTTCTTTGAAGTATTGCATCATCGCTTCGATGCGGTCAGGGAGAATCTTAAGGAAAGATTTCTCGTTAGGGCCGCCGTCGTGTTCTTGCAAATCGCGGGAATGGAATTGCATGGTCGCGTTCACGTGCTTTTGTGAATTGATTCGTCCACGGACGAATTGGTCTTCAGCAATATCTGACTCACCTGCCAAGCTACCAAATTCGATTGATGAAGCACCTGCTCCCACAAAAGGCACAATATAAGCCGCTTCTCCTGACACAGAACTTGCGCCGCGCCAACCTTCGTCGATTTCGACGTTGTTGAGCATCCAATCGCGTTTAATCATTTCTTCTTTGAGTAGTTCTAGCGGCATATAGTCTTTCAACATTGCCGAGAACGATCTTGTTACTGACATTTATTTTCTCCTTAATCTAATTGTTTGGCACGCTTCTTAAGATCATCAAGTGATCTAATAGCTTGCCGTGTTGGTGATCCTGATCCTTTTCCGACGTTAGGAATCACACGTTTTCCTGTTGTTGCTATTTGTTGTGGTGCCATTGTTGCTTGTTCTTGAGTTGCGCCCAAGAACGGCGAAAATTCTCTTGATACAAGAGAGAGCAACTGGCTTGGGCGAACATGAGTACCTTGCTGGGCCACCATGTAGGCTCCTCGATCAATGACAAGAGACTTGAAAGCACCTTCTCCGTAAGCCTTGTCATAGGCTGACTTCAACGAAGAATACTCGGGCTTGGCTAGCTCCATATCAAGCTCGATGTCAGTTACGCGGGCCAACTCTTGCGAAGCTTGCTCGCGATACATCATATTCTCTTCCATGATTCGCTCTTTTTCAAGCTCCATCATTTTTTTTGCTTCAATAGCTTCTTGTTGTTCTTGTGGAAGCTGTGCTCGATCAAGCTTAGCCTTCACAATCTTAAACAACATATCATCGGTGTAACCAAGCTCTTGAAACACTCGATCATGATCTTCCTTACCATAATGATATTGCAGCTTGTTTACGCGATCTACAATTGGCTTCCATTCTGATTCATAGGTGCCAATTTTCTCGCGATACTTAGACGCAGCATCAGCACGCTGAATATAATCGCGAACCTTTTTCAACGAATCATCGTCCTTAATCAATCCACGAAAAAACGGATCAATCTCACGCTTCTTACCGTCAAATTCATAAGTGTAATCAGGAGTCCACGCGGACGCTTGCGCATCAGGGGTAGATGCTTGCTGAGTCTGCGTAGATGGAGCTGATTGAGTTACTTGCGTTTGCTGTGTTGTTAGTTCTGTTGACGTGTCTGTGCCTGTTGTTTCTTCTGTTGCCATAATAATCTCCGCGCCGCAATCCCTCGCGAGGCGCTCTGCTATCAGAAACTAGAGTGTTTCTGTTGAGGGTGGAATAACTTCGGCTTGGAGTCCTTGCGCAGTAGGCTGACTATTAGCAGCCACTTCAGGCGAAGCCTGTCCAAGCATCGCAATAGCACTTTCTGGCATTGTTTCCATTTGTCTCTTAAATGTTCCTTGATCTTGAAGCTTTTCAATGAGCCAGTTGAGAGCATCATACGGTACACGCGCTCTGCGCGTTCTCTCAGGATTGACAGGATCTTGAATGAAGAAGTCCACACCAACCATCGCTCCACCATCAGGAATAAACCCAGATTGCGCACGAAGTGCAGCATCTCGTTGAGAACTTACAATATCAAGGTGCGCTGCGATATAGTCCTGATACATCTGTTGCATTTCAGGGGCCATGAATTGAAAGTCTGCTTGATTCATTCGCATGGTAGCCTTGTTGACAAGAAAGTCATGAGGCTGTGATTCAGTTACAATCGGCATCATCCCGCGATCAAGAGAAAGTAAATCGTTTGTTGCCATTGTTTCATTCATCGTTAAATCAGAAAATAAATCATCAACATTGGCGTAAGGAAGGCCCTTAATAAGCTTACCAATCATATTCTGATCCAAACTTGAACCAACATACTGTAAAGCGTGTTGAATAGTAAGAGTACGACCAAGCTTGGTTTCAACATCTTCTGATTGAGCTTCAATCACAATCTCAAGAGACTGATCGTTTGCACTCTTAAATTCAGGAATGTTGACCATCTCACTTCGACCAACAGAAAATACAACCATATCATCTGGAATGTAGTATTTCGCCATTCTCAAATATGTCATGCAAACGCGTTTCAAGAATCCTTCAAACGGCTTGATGTAACGTAAAAATTTCTTCTTCTGAGATGCAGCCCTAAAAAGCAACGTGTGCGGATCAAGATTGGCTTCAACATCTTCTTCTTCAATGTCAGCCAAATCATACATCTCACTTACAGTGCTCTGTGCATAACCAACATATTGATCTCCTGATCTACCAGGAAGGACTGTGGGAGCTGGGCCAGAGACAGTAACAGCTCGAATTCCAGGAAGTGTAGCTCCAGCAGAAACCTTAGCTCCATTCTGCAAAATAAGCTTATCATCGCCCAGCGTGACTTGCGTTTCGGCAATCTTACTAATAGCCCTGTTGACCTCAAGCTGAGAATGTCTAAGAGGTTCAACAGCACTAATGCCACGACACTTAGTCTGAATGTACTCATATCGTTCGCAAACAATCGGGAAAATTCCTTCAGGAAGCTCTCCTTCATCTAAGATAACTCCGGCTGAATGAATGTAGTAATAGCCTTTCGGATATTCAGGGCTAGGCTTAAAGTACCACTCCTTAACAAGCACTTCATCTTTCTTGTTTCGTCTATACCCTTGGTTAATATCGAAAACCATAAATGGTTGCTCATAAGAACCGCCACCAATTTGATCTGCTTTATCAGGGAATAGTTGCTTTAAGTTATCAGTCTTAACTGACTTGCGAAGACAATAATAAGTGGAATCTTTTAACGCTTGAGCCGATGGATCTCGAAGCACGTTGAAAGCAAAAATCTCTTCAAACTTAAGCTGCCCTTGATGAACTGGCTTAGTTTCATCAGCCACAGGCTGGCCCATTTCATCAACTGCGGGCTGACCATCTGGAGTCATCAATGGCTCATGGCCAACAATCGGGCCAGCAGTTTCATCCCAATAAATCTTAGCCCACACTTCACCAATGCCAACAAAATCATCAGACCATTGACGAACTAGATTGGAAAAATCATTTCTCTCTTTGCCATCAACCCAAATAGCTTGATGTAATTCTGCTGATTTCTGATCTTGAAGTTCTTGCCTATGTTTCGGGCCTACAGTGACAGATGGAGATGTGGCAACAATCATGTTGCTGATACGACGAATGATGCGACCAAGGTGGTTCTTCGTTAGCCTAATTCGCACGTTTTCTTGCAAGTCAATCGACTGCCTAATGCGCTGAAACTGAGATCCGCGCTTGTAGTAGTGATCTCCAGAAATCATGAGGAGTCCACTCCTCATTTTAGCGAAATCCTGCTTATCGCACTCTTCTGATTCGGTGTAGAGTCTATCTAAATCCTTGGCTGAGTTAATCTTAATCACTCTTCATCCCCCATTGCATTGTTTTCAAATGCAAGAGGATCAGAGATAAGAAGTTCATCCTTAATCATTTCTTCGACCATCATTTCATCTTCCTTAGAAACAGGTCTATAGATGATTTCTTGTTGCTGAATCGTAGGCTCTTGCACCACGTCCATTGTATCCTTTTTTTCAGGAAACGTAATCTCAAGAGAGTCGAGCTTGAATCTCAAAACCCCTTCGGTAGAGCAAGTCTTAATAACCTGAACTAATCCCCTAGCATCCCATTCCAAAATTCAAACTCTCCCTCTATTTCGTCTAATGAATCATTATTTTTCCACATTTTCAACGCGTCCCTGTTAGTTCTTGCCTCAAATGCAGAATAATATGTCGCGGCTTTCTTGGCTTGGTCTGCAGAGACAATCAAATAATCACCGTTATTTCCTGATCTCATATTAAAAGGTATCTTAATGCACGCATATCGTAGCGCATCAATCAAATCATCGGGGCAATATGCAGATGACGTAGACTTGACAGCGTTAAAAGATAAACTCTCAAACTCTTGAGCGATCTTATACCCCTCCAAGAACTGATCCGGCACACCATCCTTCTCAGATAACTCACTTGGAACATAGAATTTCAAGATTCCTGTCTTTAAAAGTGAAGAAACAATCGAATTTCCAGCATCTCTTGACTTATCTGCACGCAAAAACGGCAATCCACGACGTGCAGCCAAAGTACCTAAATCTGTCGCAGAAAAGTCATAATATGTAGCAGTAATGTCGTTTACCACCGTATTTTTCATCTCAACCCACTTATCAATGACATCTTCTGCTGTTGTTACGCGCTTATCACCACGCCACATCCTAATGGCACGCGCTTGAGTGTAGTCTGGGTTGACCGCAACAAACACAATCGTTGATGGATGGCCCTTATCACCACCACTTCCAAAATCTATCCCAGAATATACTTCCCAGTTGCGCGGAATGTGATGATAACCAGCCAAATGCTTGTCTCGATCAAATTGAGGAAAGCGTAAACCGTCATCCTTCACAAACTTTCCATAAATACGACGCTGTACTTCAGCATTAGTCGTACACTGATCTATACGTTCCTTAATTCTCTCCTTACTCCACATCGTAGTTGTACCATCTGTGTACTTCATACAGTCAAAAAGAGAAATCTGCCTGACCCAAGCGTTAGGCCATACAGTGCGATCCTCAACAATCTTCTTCCAAAAGAGTTGCCCAGTTGTAGCTGTGAAGCCAAAAATCATATACCCTTGAGTTGCCGACACACGACTCTGAAGTTCTGGCACAAGTGCCTCATCAATTTCTTCATCACACGCAACAACAGCACAAGATCCAGCCTGAAGAAGCTCAGCTCCCTGTGCATACGTCTTAAAATAAATCGTAACTCCCTTGTGAATAAAATGAAGACTAGGCGGGAGCTTGTCTCTCTTACTATATTCCCAACCATATTCAGGATCATCTTGAGGAGGCAGAATCGGACGCCACTTATCGTGGAATTCCGAAATAGACATATCCCTTGTCGGATACAAGTACCACATCGTCGTTGGCTTGCGATTATTCTTATGCAACTCAGGCCAGAGTTCTGGCCAAAGCTCCTCGTTTGTAGCCCACTCAATCACCTTACGGGCCATCGTAAGACTCTTGCCAATCTGGTTAGCAGCAGTCACACACTGAACACGCGCTCGACAATCAAACCATTCCTTCTGCCACGGAAAAAACTTCATTCCATAACGATGCGGAAGTCGCTCACGCAGCGCAATCTCACGCTCAAGAGCCTCAAGCTTAGCAAGCTTCAGCTTCACAATCTCCTCATGAAGCCTACGCTTTTCTAATTCGTCATCAATGCTGCTCAAGACGCAGCCGCTCCTCTAACTCTTTCAACTTCAAATCAATCTCAGATGACTTCGCGTGAAGCCCAAGTGCCTTTACATCTTTCGATGTTAAGTTCACAGACATCTGCTTAATTTCCTGCACAGTCCTCTGCGTCGGCATACCGTTCTTACGAATATCAAGAAACGCCACTGCTTTCATAATAAGCTCAATTGCCTTATGGTCTATTCTGCCATCATCTGATTGCATCGGCAGATCAATGATCTGCTGAAGACGACGCAAGCCCCGAGCAAGAGCCTCGTCAACAAGCGAATCGTAGTGCGTTGGCGGTATTAAAACCCAAGCAAGCGAGTTCGGCATTGTCAGATGCTCGCGGAGCAAAATAGAAGGACTCCCTTTACCAATAAACCCTTGAATACCTCGAAACGTCATATTGGTTAAACTGTTCTGAGCTGCATCGTACTCCTGCCAAAAAGCAGTTCTTACTTGATTCAAAAATGGTGTAGGACGCACAATCGGCTCAAGGTGCGTTTCATCCATCGTAAGAAGCGATAATGGCATATCATCAAATGTCTCACGGCACTCGCGAGGCATGATGTTGTAAAGTGACCTCTTATCACTCTTGCTGTATGGGCCGCCCTCATGAAATAGTCTTAGTTCTTTTTCATCCAATTCCATATCTTAACTGCAACATCCTCTAGGTGAGCGTTGGTTGTATCATAAATAAGATGAAATCGCGTTTCTTGATCCAGAGTTGTTTCAGATTCATGCGAATCGTTGGCCCACTTCTCAGCACGATTACGCCTAGCCTCTTTTGATGCGTTAAGCCTGACTCGACACACTTCAAGAGATATGGGCATAAAAAGCTCGTTGTGAAATCGCACGTCATCTACAATGACAATCGTATCCTTAATATCAAGAGCTAAATCAATACGGGGACGCATGATGTTGACCCAAAAGTCCTCTGACATCGCCTTCCTACCCCATTGCGTTCCAAGAAGCTGCAAAAGAACTCGATCTGGCTTTTCAGGCGTGCGAACTCCGTACTCTTGCAGCTTATGATAGATGGCATGGTGCAAGTCGTACAAAGGATCTGCAAACTTCATCAATACTGGAATGTATTTCTCATCCTTGGCTAAGTGAGCAACTCGACGAGCTACTGTTGACTTACCAGCTCCTTGCGGGCCACTGATAAATAAAACTCTCTTCATAGCTCGATAGTAATGTCGTTTACCCCGCGTGGCAAGATGACCCCACGCACTTCAGAATGTTTAAACTCAATAATCTTCTCAGGATGCGAATGACCCATAATAACAATCCTAAGAGTCGGAAGCTCTCGCTTTCGCTCATCAATCCACTCAAGCAAGTTCTTATTGGGACGCACTTGGAAATATCTTCTTAAGCCATCAATTGCTGGTGAAATCACATTTCTCTTAAGCCATCCTGCACCCTGCTTACCTGACCTGTAAGTTGTCGCACGCTCAATACCCCACATTGGAATATCACCGTGAGTGAGTAACACTGACTCCCAAAGCAAAAACTCATCGTGCGTCTTCAAAGCATTGCGCTCGTGATTACCCATAATGTACTGCCCTCCATTGCGTTTCACATTATCTGAAAGAAGCATAGTCGCTTGCCTTGCTCGTTGCAAGTCAGCGGGGTGACAGTTGGCAATGTCAACAACATCACCAAGCAAATACACTGGCCAAGGGGAAGATTGAATCGCAAACGAAATATCATCAAGCGTGTGCGTTGGATTAACGCCATAAAGATGAATGTCGTTGATGATTCTTAGTTTCATATTTCACCCATCTCCAGTTCCATCGCAATCGCCATAGCCATCGCCATCGCCATAGCCATAGCCAGAGCTATTGCCAGAGCCATAGCCAGAGCCATAGCCGGAGCCAGAGCCATAGCCATCGCCATAGCCGGAGCCAGAGCCATAGCCAGAGCCATAGCCATAGCCAGAGCTATTGCCAGAGCCATCGCCATTGCCAGAGCCATCGCCAGAGCCAAAATTTACGCTTTCCACGTTAATTACCCATTCCCAGTTCCACCGCCATCGTCAGAGCCATAGCCAGAGCCATCGCCAGAGCC